GTCGGTTTTTGTAGCCGGGGCCCGTCCGTTTTTGATGTGGGTTTGTGGTTTGGGTTTTCTGTTTGCCTTCGTGATTAATCCTATATTGCAATGGCTGTGGCCTGATGTAGGTACGCCAGACTTACCACTCGACGCAATGATGGAGCTTACCCTTGCCATGTTGGGGTTAGCCAGCTTACGTACTGTCGAAAAAATCAAAGGGGTAGCTAAATGAATCAAGTGGCAGATTGGGTGATGGTGGTGATTGCCTTTATGAGCTTAGTGCTGGGCGTGCTGGTACCACTATTTGTCAGTTTGTCTAATGCGCACAAAAGCACGGCCAAAGAGCTGAGCGACCATAAAACCCATGTGGCAGAAAACTATGCCACCAAGGATGACGTAAAAGAGTTGGGCGATCGGATGGAACGCCAGATGAAAGACGGATTTAACAACCTCAAAGACTTACTAACGACCAATAAAGATAAGGATGCAGCATGAAAAAGACAGTGATTTTAACCATAGGCACCACAGAGTTTAAATTTGAACTCACCGTGAATGACCACTCTGATTTTGTCGATAGCGTATCTCGCGGCGGCTCGATGTGCAGCGCCTCGCATAACTTTGTGATGCGCGCCATCGATAAGGAGCAGAAAGAGGAGTTTAAAAACTTACTCGCCGACTCACCAGGTGCAGAGGTTCAAATTGCGGGCACCTTGAAAGGTGAGTTCTCGCCGATTCTGGAAATTGCAGTAAAAAAATAAATGCGCTGGTTGAGTCAATTGAAAACAACCAGCTTGAGCAGATGCTGACCATTCGTCGGCATCAGTTACCGCACGAAGATGACAGTGAACAGTCGATAGCCCGTGCGGTTTGGCTGCATAAGAACCATTTAGAGAGCCTAGAGATAGTCACCGCCAATGGGGTGAACAAGGCATTCTCTGGTTAATAGTCAGGTTAGTTCAGTTAAGCCATAGTACAAGAGGAGAGTGATCACCAATGAGCCTGCCGAAACCTTTGATGTTTACCGTTGGTTTGGTTGATCAGATCACTAAACCGATTGCCAAGATTAGTCAGCAATTTAACGGGCTGGCGTCTAACTACCAAGCTGGAACCATGCAGATGGCCACTGGCGCAGGTGGTATGGCTGCAGCAGGTATGGCACTGCAAAACGCATTGATGCCCGCCATCGAGATGGACCGTGCATTAGGTGAGGTTAAATCGCTTGGCGTGCGTCAATCTGCCCTTAAGCAGTTAACGGATTCGTCTTACGAATATGCGCTTAAGTACGGTAAATCGGCCACCGAGTTTGTGAAATCAAGTTATGACATTCAGTCGGCCATTGGCGGGTTAAGTGATAACGATTTATCAGCCTTTACTACCTCATCAAACGTACTTGCCGCCGCGACTAAAGCAGATGCGGGCACCATTACTGATTATATGGGCACCATGTATGGCACATTTAAAAACCAAGCTAATGCAATGGGAAAAGGGGAGTGGGTAAACCAGTTGACAGGTATGACAGCAACAGCTGTGGAGATGTTTAAAACTGACGGTAAGAAAATGGCTGATGCATTTTCGGGCATGGAAGGAGCGTCTACAGAAGCTATTAGCAGTCAAATGGCAATCTTGGGGTCACTGCAATCAACTATGCAAGGCGGAAGTTCTGCAACTGCATATAAAGCATTTTTAGGTGGTGCAGTAAAAGCTCAAGAAAGCTTAGGGATGTCATTTGTTGATAGTCAAGGCAAGTTGTTACCGACAATAGATATTCTTGATAAATTAAAATCTAAATTTGGTGATTTCGAGAATGGGGCAGACAAGTTAAAAATAAAGCAGGCATTTGGCTCAGACCAAGCACTTGCTTTTGTTAACTTATTAATGAAAGACACCCAAGGCCTTAGAGACAGCATGGAAGACCTTGGCAAAGTCAAAGGTATGGGCAAGGCCGAAGAGATGGCCGCAGCCATGACCGACCAGAGCGAACGCCTGTCACAATCTTGGTTTGTGATCCGCTCCGCCCTCGGCTCTGCCGTGTTACCGGCTTTCAATGAGTTTGTTGGCTGGATAGCCGATATGGGTAAAGATGTGCTCTGGTTTACTCAAACCTTCCCTAATTTAACCCGCATGTTGGGCTATGTCGCGATTGGTATTCTCGGCCTCGTCGCCGCAGGTGGTGCCTTTACCGTGATGATGGGCGTTGCCAAGATGGCGATGACGGCCTACGGAGTAGCGTCAATGGCGTGGGCAGGGATTAATGCCCTGTTAACATCTGGCATGGCATCACTTAGAGCAATGATGCTAGCCGTAAATATTGCTATGTACGCCAACCCAATTGGTCTGATTGTTGCGGGTATAGTTTTAGCTATCGCTGCCGTGGGCGCACTGGTTTACTACTGGGACGACCTCAAGGCAACTATGTCTGAGTGGACTTGGCTGCAGCAGCTGCTTGGCTGGTTCGATACCGTTTGGACCGATATTAAAAACGGCGCTATCGATGCCATTAATTGGATCATCGAAAAACTGAATATGCTGCCAGGTGTTGAGATTGATGTGATCCCCAACGTGGCAGGACTCGAACAACAACCCCAGCTGCCCGAATTTATTCAGAGCAACAACCAGCAAGCGGTGCCCACATGGATGCAGCAGACTGCCGCCAATGATGTGGCGAACGCGGCTCCCATGAATGGCCCTTGGTTGAATGCGCCCGGTGTAACTAACCCGGTTGTGCAATCTGCAACTGATAACGTCACTCGCTTACCGGTTGAATATCAGCAAAGCCAGCTATCGCCGATGGTGCCCGAGTCACTGATGCAAACTGTTGATCTGCAGCGTGGCCAGTTGCCCCCCGAGTCAACACCGCCAATGGTTCAAGCCGTAGATATGCAGCGCAATGCGCTGTCACCTTACCAGCCCGAACCACTAACTCAGCAACTCGATATTAAGCCGGTGGCCAATGAGACCATGGCCAGCGCCATTAAGCCGCGCATTAATCAGCAGGCGGCAATGAGCGCCAAGGCTAACAGAGTGGCCAGTCAATCAAACAGCAAGAGTCTTAGCTTTGGTGATGTGAATATTCATAATCCACCGAAGAATTTCAGCCTTGCAGAAATTGCCGAACAACAGGAGTTAATGACCGGATGACCACAGATACTAATTTGAGTAAGTATAGCGACCTGTTAATTGTCGACGGTGCACTGTCTCTCGATGTCGGGGCGCAGCCAAACCTGACCAATACGCGCGCAAGTATCGCCCAAGACCTGAAACACTTGCTGATGGAATCCGGCCTTGTGGCTAAGTTAGTTGCTCAGCGTAATGCGACCATGCGAAGTGATGTGTATACCGAGATAGAACTGCTAATAGAAACCGATACTCGTTTAGTGCCAGGTTCAATTGAGTTGGATATTAGTACTCCAAAGCTAATCACGATCACCGCCACCACCTATGAATTTGGCCCGTTGGCTCTTGATGTAAAAACTGCAGAGGTAAGCTATGTCGCGCCCACAAGTTGATTTTGAAAAAGTATTAGAAGATGAAGGGGTACCGCTTACCGCAGCCGGGGTAACCGCCTTGCTCGAAGCCGATGTGGTAGCGGCCAACTCCATTATCAGTAATGACAGTGCTATGTCTCCGTTTTGGAAACTCTTCTCTGCCTGTGTGGTTACGCCAGTGTTATGGCTTATCAAGACGTTGCTGGCTAACCATGTGCTGCCCGCCATGTTTGCCGCCACGGCCACAGAATTTTATTTAGAGCTTAAGGCATGGGATGTTCACCTGGAACGCAAATTAGCAGTCAAAACGCAGGGTAATATCACCTTCACCAAAACCGATATTAATGCCGATATTGTGGTGAAAGCGGGCACCATAGTGCAAACCGATAACACCTTGGGCGCTATCTATAAGCTGTTGGTGTTGGCCGATATTGTGATCCCTGCCGGTACCCAAAGCGCCGCTATTTTATGTGAGGCTGACACTGCAGGGGCTGGCCACAACATAGGGGGTGGCTATTACCATGTGTTGCCGCAAGCAATAGCGGGCATCGAGTCGGTGAGCAATGTCGGTGATTGGATAACCCGCGCCGGAGCCAATAAAGAAATCGACGATGAGCTGGCGCTGCGTATACGTGATCAGTTCGGCAGTGTCGGCAACTATCATATCGATGCGGTATATCGCGCGGCTATCTCAAGCTTTGCGGGTATTCGCAGTGACTGGCTTTATTTCGAACACGAAGCACCACGGGGGCCAGGTACCGCAAATTGTCATGTGATGATGGATGTAGGCGAAACGCCGCAGGCCATGATTGACGATATAAATAATTACATCAGCACTCAGGGCAACCACGGCCATGGTGATGATCTTCGGGCTATGGCCATTGCCGCCGCGCCAACGGATCTCTCCGTCGAATTTTGGCATGCCGCCAACTTGAGTGTCGATGAAGTAGCGACACTGCAGAGTGATATCGAGTCGCGCGTTCGCGCCGTATTTCGTGAATCTGATATGCATAGTCTGCTAACCCGGACTAAGCCACAGAGCGTGTTTGCCTTTTCAGTGCTGACTGGCGAGCTGCATAGAGAGTTGCCGAACCTTAAGAGTGTGCGCTGGGCTAATAATGATATTGTGAGCGGCCTCGAACTACCACGAATCAACAGCCTGACCATCACTAACCGCGGGGTGGCCTGATGGCTGACAATAGTCCCAAACTGCCTAAGTTAACGCTGCCGTGGTGGATGGATGGCGAAACGCTGCCAGCTACACCAGAGCCACAAGAGCCCGCCATGCTGGGCAATGGCATGCAGTCATTCTGGCAACGTCTGCGCGGTTGGTTTATCTGGCCACTGGTGCAGCAAGACCCGCTTACCTGCTCACTGGATATGCTTAATCTTAAGGCATGGGAACGCAGAATTACCCGTTTCAGGGATGAGCCATTGTGGCTGTATCGCAAGCGGGTGGCTTATGCCTTTATCAATGCCCAAGACGCAGGCAGCACGCAGGGCTTTATTAACATCATGAGTCGCCTCGGTGTGCCGGTACTGAGCATCGATGAGCGCCAGGTGGATAGAGATTGGGACATTATCTCTATCGAACTCGATGATACTCAGGTCTCAAGCGCCGCATTGCTGGCCACCATCATTCAGGACTATGGCCGCACCTGCCGCCGCTATGAATATGTCTCAAACAAGGCAACATCGCTGCATCTGCCTGTGACCGAATGCAATAACGACTATCAAACATTAACAGCGAGGGCCAATTAATGGCACGACTAACCACCATAGGCCAAAGCCTGATCTCCGCCGCCGTGGGTAGCGGCCCGAAACTGGATATCACCAAGTTTGTGTTTGCAAACATTCCGGGGCTCGATCACACCGTCCCCGAACCTGCAGACGAGCCCATGCCGGCACCTGAAAATATAGTGTTTGAACGTGCGCCAACTAAGGCGGGGATCATCGATGAAAACCGTGTCACCTACAGTCAGATGATGCTCACCGATATCGGTGATTTTGAGTTTAACTGGATTGGCTTAGTGCAGGCTAACGATTTAGTGATGTTTGCCTATGTGCCACTCACGCAGAAAATCAAAACCCTGCACCCCACCGTGGGCAATGTGCTTACCCGCAACATGGTGATCGAGCACCTGAGCGTTGCAAATGCTACCCCCGTGGTGGTATCGGCTGAAAGCTGGATGTATGACTTTGGCGGCGAAATGACGCTCATTAATGATCGCCTCGATGCTATTGATATCAAGGTTGCGGCTAACGAAGTACAGAGAGTTTATAAAACTGCCGGTGCAACCACCTTAGTGAGAAAGTCGACTGAAACGGTATTTCATTGGGATTCGGTCAATGCGGGTAGCGTTGCCATCGATGCATCAACGTATCAGGTGGGCGACAAGATAGAAATAACCAATATCAAAGACGATGGTGGCACGCTCACAATTAGTAATCCAGACGGAAAGATTCATGTGCCAAATGGCGTAAGCGAAGCCAGCCACACATTAACGGGTCGCGGCACTGTGACCATATATAAATTAAGTGCTGATAATGATGATCTCACCATTACCAGTGTTCATAAGTAGGGGGCAGCATGGAGTTAAATGAATTATTGAGCAGTGGTGGCGGTGAGTTGATTAAGCTACTAAGAGATCCGCTCGTTACAGGTGAGGATATCGAAAAGTATGCATCAAGCGCAGCAGGTGCAGCTGAATGGGCACAGGTAAATGGACTACCTACTGATATTCTTGAAAATACCGTAGTCATGGACTTGATATTCAAGTCACCATCAAGTGTGCTTGCAGTTTATGGTAATTACACTCTGATGGATGTTATTGGCGATGTGACATTTTGGCAGAAAATTGCAACGGATGCGTTGCTAATGGATGGACTTGTTCAGTCTAAATATGCAATGACCTACGTGGCTAAAT